AAAACTCGAGTCCCCATCGTTCGTAGAACTTCCTCCCGCCGCAGGGCCTACAGGAAGGCTCCATCGGCTTGCCGGTCGGCTGGTAGCCCATTAGCGGAGCCCCTTAAATTTCGAGCTCATGGGTTGTGACTCATTTGCTCTCTAATCTTGAACATACAGACGTCGGCACCTGGATTGATGGTGTGTGAATTACCGTCCGTGTCGATATAGAGAGTGAAGGTATGAGAGCCAGCGCTTAGCCGCTCCCTGGTCGTATGGTTGAACCCACAGACCTGAGCCGGTCCGGTGTGCGTGCTGTACGAAAGGCCCTTATTCTCCCCTGTCCCATCGACCTTCGTACCGTCGATGTCTACTGTGAATCTGCGCCAAGCGTTAGCAGCGCTGCCAGAACAAGAACAATTCCAGATGAGTTCCGCGTAGCCGCCGGACATATTGAGAGTCAGCGAGTTCACCCCGTTGGCTGTAGCCAGCGTCGTGTTGGAGTGGGCGGCGGGTGTTACGCTGACGATCACCCAGGTGGATCGTTCGACCGGACCTTTGAACGTGGTCGTAGAAGTGAACGAGTTGGCTCCCGAAAAAGTCTGGGTTGCCGACAGGACAGCGTCTCCAGAACCTCCGGCCGCTTGACATGATCCACCAGTAACAATGCCGCCGCTGACTGTCTGCCCGCCCACCACTTGTCCAGCAGAGCACGATATTGAGCTTGAGCCAGCGGCACCGTTATGGTTGAAGCCGGTGTCGGCTCGGATTGTCCCGGCTGTAAAATTGCCGGAAGCGTCGCGCATGACGATTCTGCTGGCGGTGTTCGCACTTGTCGCACTGTGAGCGCTCGTCGCGTTAGCGTGGGTGTCGAGCTCTGCCTGGGTCGCCGCGTCCGTGCAGCTCTCGGCCGCGCCGGAAGCATCTACTCCGAGCGGGAAGTTCCCGGCCCCGCAGTTCGCCCCGTTCGCCGCCAGGGCTGAGGCAGTCGTGGCGGCGCCTCCCTCTGAGGAGGAGCCCGCATAGTTGAAGGCGACCTTCGCAGAGGTAACGGAGTCGTCGGCAAGTTTAGGCGTTGTAACCGCACCGGTGATGATCTTGGCGGTGGTGACGGAATCGTCCTTGATCTTGTTCGTCTGAACCGCGTCGGTGAGTATCTTCGTGGAGTCGATCGCGTCGGTCTTGATCTTGGCGGTGTCGATGTTCCATAGAGCCGCGTCGATCAGGTCGAAGTTGTTGTTGATCTTCTCGCCCCAGGGAGTCGCGGTGTCTTCGACATCGACAGCCGGTTTGCGGAGGTTGAGGTTCGTGGTGTAGGTGTCCGCGGCGAGAGCGGAAGACAGCATGAGGGCGATGCTGCCGAAGAGAAGCAGGATCCCGACGGTCGCCTTGACCCTGGTCCAGGCATACCTGGTTGGGTCTGCGGAATACTTACCCGAGCCGTACTTCCCCACGCCGTAAGCCCTGGGTTTGGCCCTGAGGGTCGGAAGGTCGGAAGTCCAGTTCGTGGACGGAAGGGTCGGAAGGTCGGAAGTCCAGTTCGTGGACGGAAGGGTCGGAAGGTCGGAAGTCCAGTTCGTGGACGGAGAGGGATCAGCCATTGCGTAGCCACCTCGGGATAGCGCTGGTCGTATGTCCGAATCGGACCCTTCGCGGGCCCTTCTGACGGAACTGCCGGCTCAATTCCGCGATGATGTCGGCTGCAATCTTCTCTTCGCGGCCCAAGGCTCGCTCATCGGCCATCTTGGCGATGATGACGCCAAGGGCTACGCCTCCCTCCGCCATCCGGTCCGTGAACTCGGTGTCAGAGCCGGTCGCGGTCAACGCCGTGGGGTAGCCCCATCCCTCGTAGCGGAGAGTTTTGGCGGCGTTCGGTACTTCGAAAAGCTGAATCTGCCGGGCCTGGTACTTGTAGACCGAGGGGTCGCCTTTGATCGTGTCGTCATCCCCGATCGTCGCTCTCCAGTCTTCAGGCCGCACTGGCGTCAGGGGATGGCCGTCGTACTCCAAAGCGTAGAAGTCGATCACGTCGTTCTGAAGGGAGTAGGACTTCGTGCCGGAGGAGGTGGTTTGCGAGTCGCGGATCTGGAAACAGCGGGTCTTTTCCGCGAGCTCGTTGCGGCCCAAGTTGATGAACTGGATGATGTCAGGGTCTTCCCACCGTCCACCCGAGGATGGCTCGCCAGTGAGAAGCTTAAACAGCGAGATTTGAAACGCGGGCGTCATGCTTGCCCGTACCCTCCATGTCGAGCTCGTCGTCCATCTGGTCTACCGTGTCGAAGCGGTTGATCCTCAGTCGGCGGAGCCAGTCGAGGACCCTGGAGCCGAGCTCCTCAGCGAAGATCACCCGGACCAGCCTGCTTCTGACGTGGTAGACCGGGCTTCCGTCAGGACCGAATCCGGTAAAGACCGACCAGCGCAACCGCTCCCCCACCATCCAGCGACCGAGCTTGTCCGGGCCGAGGTTTTCCCTCCACTCGACGTCCAGACAAGGGTCGATCGCCTTCAGCTTGCGGATGAACCATGGAGGAGCGGTGCGCTGCATCGTCCTAGTGGCTCCCGTCGAACGGGCGCCAGTAGATCCAGCCCTCGCAACTGGAGGCTTTCGAGAGCACTCCCACCAGTCCGTGGTGGAACTGCACATCGAACGTCTCACAGGTGACCTTGCCGGTGTCGGCATGGACCCGCGGGATCAACCGCTTGCTGGCATCGGTGACCGCGATGTTTCCGGTGGTCACAGACGAGTCGAAGACCGTAAACGACTTGTCCGTGTCCGCGGCTCCCACGCAGACCTTATGCAGAAGGCCCGCGGCCGGCACGTTTCCGCGCTCGTCGGTCACCAGCTTGACGGTGTCGGCGCCCTCGATCGCGTAGACCTTGTAGCCCACATCGAGGGTGTCCATGAGATCGCCCTTGGTTCCCCTGGGCTTCTCTCTCTTCTTGTACTCGCTGACGGCGATGACGCCTCCGGGAATCCCGGTAGCGAACGCCGCGTGATGCAGCGCGACTACTCCGAACAGCGCCGACAGGAGCAGGAGCGCTTTGATCGTCTGGTTCCGCTTCGTCATAGTAGATGCTTCGTACCTCTCCCCCCTCCTGTGGGGATTAGCCGGTCACGCCCGTCAGCTTGAAGTGGGCGTTGCGCTTGGTGCAGATGATCTCCGCGTAGGTGCAAAGGACCGCCTTGTAGGCGTCCACGCCCGTCGTTCCGTAGATGTCCGGAAGGAGCGTCGAGCCGTTCACGTCCATGAACTCGAACTCCTTCTGCTTGCGGAACTGCATGATGGGCTCGCCCTCGCGACCGCGCATCGTCAGGCCGTAGATGCGCTGCGTCCCGTTGACGTAGGGGTCCTTGACCCAGACGGCGTCCACGTCCCCGCCCCCGGTGTAGGCCAGGCCCTTGAAGCCGGCGTTCAGCTTCTTGGGGTTCTCCTGGACAGCGAACCGGCGGTCGGCGGTGAGCTGCTGCAGATACAGCCTCCGCTCGGTGCCCTGGGAGAAGATGTGGGTGATCCACTCCCCGGACTCGTCATGGACGGCGTCGATGACCTCCTGGAACTTGTCCAGGGAGAAGGCTCCCCAGGTTCCTTTCTCGGTCGAGACCCACCGCTCGTTTCCGGCCGTTGTGGGGTCGATGTTGAACAGCGTCCCGGAGGAGTCAACGATCGCATCGAGGCCCGTCAGCTCGTTGTTGCGAGCATCCTCCCGGTAGGCGCCGTCGGTGACCGCGGTCGTGACGTCCCCGCCGGCCACGTCGAGCGTGATCTGCTTGGCGGCCACGTCCATCGCGATGATCTCTCGGGAGTTGCCGTTGGAGATGTCGGCGCCGGCGTTGTCTTTCAGGTCGATCAGCATGCCGACCTGGAAGTACTGCATGTTGGCACCGTCGGCGAGGTTCAGCACCCGGGTAGAGGTGTTGACCTTGAAGTTCGCCAGGAGGCCGGTTCCGTCGCCCCAGACCTGGCGGTTCAAGTCGAGCCGCATGGACAGCTTGATGCCGTCCACCTCGACCCGAAGGCCGCGCTCGAACGACTGGGCGTTCGTCTTCGCGGACTCGATGAACGGTCCGGTCAGGCGGATGACGCCGTAGAGGTACTTCAGGTTCGCCGTTGCCTGGCGGACCAGCGTGCGCTGCGCTCCGGGAAGCGTTCCGAGCTCCGCCCGCGCGCCGACTGCCTGAGACACGCCGAGCTGGACCGCGAAGACGGCCTTGGAGCCCTGCATGTCGGTCTCGATGTCGAGACTGTTCCTGTCCACCTCCGCCAAGAAGGCGTTGGGGTTGTTGACCGAGTTGACGATCCCGGGAAGGTAGACTTCCTTCAGGATCCCCGCTGCGGTCGATAGTGTTGCCGAATCGACTGCCATTTGAGTCCTCCTGTGTCGCTAGAGCTTGTTGAGGTTCCTCAGCCGCTCCAGGGCCATGTTCCGCTCTTCCTCCCTCGACTGCGGAGGCTTTTGTCCGGTCGTCCCGCCCGGAGCGCCGGTCGATCCCGTTTCGTGGGCCGGCTTGCCCTCCTTGGCTTTGCGCTGGAGGTAGGCGTTGATGATCTTCTCCTCCAACGCCTTCATCCGTGGGTCGTCCGGATTGGAAAGGAACTTCTCGATCAGGGAGTTGCGGTCGCCTTCGGCCTGTTCGTGGAGCTGCTTGGCGATGGGATCGAAGTCCTCCCATCGCTTCACGCGCGCCTCGGAGGCCGCAAGGAGGATCAGCTTGGGGTCAGCCAACGGGTATTTCTTCGTCAGCTCCCCGAGGACCTGATCCATCTTTTCGTCCGCGTACTTCTTCTCAAGCGCGTCCTGGCGGGCTTGAAGCTGCTGCACCGGGTCCTGCTCTCCTTCCGGTGGCTGCTGCCGCTGACGCTCCCATTCCTCTCGCTCTTGGCGGTATGTCTGGAGCTCGGCTTCGTACCTCTTCCTCTGCTCTGCGAGCTCTTGGGTTTTCTTGGTGTAGTCAGACTGGCGGCTGTAGCCCGACAACAGCTCGCTAAGCTTGACCTTCACCTTTTGACCGTCTACGACGACCTCGAACTCAGCTTCCGGGGCTCCCGAAGGTTGGCCTCCTTGGCTGGCCGGGGCGCCTCCCGTAGACGGGGAGGACCCTCCCGATCCGGCTCCCGAGGGTTGGCCGGACGGCGCTGCTCCGTCGCTCGACGCCGGGGCCCCGGAGGGCGATCCGGCTCCGCCGCCACTGGGCTCGGCGACGGCGGTGTTGAACAACGGCATGCTGAACATCGTTTCGTTGAGCTTCATCGTGTATTCCCACTCCCCATTCGGGGTTGGTGGCGCAATTCTGCCGCCACTACGCCGGACCTCCTGACGGTGGAGCTTCCGGCGTGGCTCCACCCAAAGCCATCTGCGCCTGAGCGGCCTGGACCATGAACTGGTCGTGCAGAGCCATGTGCTGCGTGATGATCTGCTGGATCTCCGGCGGGAGGGCGCGGCCTTCCGGGGAGTTGAGGAATTGGTCGTGAACCTCGTTGTGTGCCTTGTGCCTCTCGAAGGGGGCGGGTTGAACCATGATTCCCTTCGCCATCTGCATGTTCTCGACCTTCGCGTACTGGATGTGGTCGGAGTTGGCGTCGAAGAGGGCGTTCAGGTCCCCGAGCTCCATGATTTTCAGGGCCATGTCGCCGGGGATGAGCTCCTTTTCCGCGAGCTCCATGGCAAGGCTGGTCCTGGCTGCCCGAGACAGAGCCGGCTTCATCTCCACATGGACCAGTTGGGTACCGGCGAGCATGGCGCCTTTGAAGCGCATGACCTCGGCTTTATGCCCTCGGCCGACGAACTGCAGAAGCCGCTCTTCGGTGTACTTTCGGCCTACGGTGTTCAGGGTGATGCTGAACAGCCGGGAAAGGCCGCTGGCGAAGTTCTTGATCCCCGGGGCCAGGGCCGCGTCGTTGGCTTCCTGAAGGGCGTCGATCGCTCGTCCGCTCGTCGCGCGCCGCGGCAGTCTGCCCTCGGCGTAGTCGGGGACCATGGAAATGCGGTCGATAAGAGGAGGGATGGAGTCCTTCATCGCGAAAAAGTACTGCGGCATCTCCGGTGGCTTGAAACCTTCGGGCTTGTGAGACCCGATCGGCGTGTACTCCACAACCTCTCCGGGCTCGTCGGTCCAGACCTCCTCGTCCAGGGACCCTTTTGGCGCGAGAACCTTAGGCCGGCCGTGCATGTTCCCGTTCTCGACGACCTTGGAAGACATGCCGTTGAAGCACTCGTTGAGAGGGATCAGGTCATCAGGGAGAGCGCCGCCCCACGCACAGCCCGGATACGGGAACTCCTCGAACTTGGCCGCGGGGATCGCGCGCTCGCCGTTGTAGAAGTAGTCCAGGTCTTCGGTCGCAACGAGGACGACGCCATTGGCGTAGATGAAGTGTCTGCCGTTCGGGTATTTCGTGGTCGGGAGCTCGAAGAACTCTTTGACCAAAGCGACTTTGCGGTCCTTCAGGGAGGCGTTTTTGTCCTTTCCGGCCGCGAGGAGTCCGGAGACCCGGAGGTGGAACATCGTCTCGCCGGTTAACTCCTCCGGAGGAACCTCGACGCCGTACTTGTCCCGGATGTAGTCCACCTCGCGGACCTTGATCCGCATGACCCTTCGGTGCTCGTTGAAATCCTCCGGAGCGCCGGGCTCCAAAAGCGTCTCGAAGGGACTGGAGGTGTCGTGGATGACGGCGCCCTCGTAGTACCGCTTGGTCTTCGGCTGGCCGTTCTCGTCCAAAACCGGATTCCCGTCAGGTCCGATCTCCTTGTCTTCCCACGATCTTCCAGCCGTAGGGTCGTAGAGCGCCCACATGAAGGAGCTGGTGACCGACACGAACCATGTGGTCAGCCGGTACAGCTTCCGCTGCATGTCGTCGGTGAAGTAGATTCCCTCAAGGAAGCGATTCCCAACCCTCGCGCCGTCTCTGGCCTCTTCGGAGTCGTTCGCCGGCAGGGCGGCGAACTGGGGCTCGGCGCGGAGGATGTTCCCGACCTGAGTTCGGACCTTGGGCTTGATGAGGTTGAAGGTCAGGCGGACGCGCCACGACGGTTTCGGTGGATCGGTCCACGTTCCCGAGCCCTCGTTCCAAGAGAGCCAGTGGTACCCCATGAGGAACGCGATGTTCCGGTACCATCTGGCGTGGTATTGCTTCTGATCCTCGATGGCGGCTTGGAAGAACTTCTCCCCGTCAACGACCTCTACGGGCTTGTCGATCCCGGCGAGTCTCTCCACGACGGCTTTGGCGGTCTCCAGAAGGCTCATCCCTGCCTCCGGGAGGCCTCAAGCTGAGCCATCTGCTCGTCCGTCAGCATGGAAAAGCGCTTGGGTTTGGAGTGGACCGCGGCGCCGAGAGCCTTGAACTCCCCGAAATCCCGGGCCATGAGGCGGTCGAGGAGCTCCCGTTCCCTTCGAAAGCCGAAATACCACTGGCCCACGTTCAGCGAGACGCTGACCAGCAGCGCGGCACCGAGTAGTAAAAGTCCCAGGTTCAGCATTCGCTCCCCAACCTCGGATGGACGAACACCTTACGCCCCTTCCTCTGCGCGATGACCGCGCGCCAGAACGCCTCGTCGAAACTCTTGGGCGGAGCCTCCTTCGGCTTGGACGATTTTGGGGCGACGGCGATTTCCAGGATCATGCTCGCCGCGTCCGCGATGTCGTCTTTTCCCTTCGGGAACCTCCGAAGCTGGTCCTCCAGGTCCTTCATCTTCGAGGAGTGGAGGATGGCGCCGGCCTGGTACATCGGCGACAATCGCTCGATGCGGGTTTGCTTGGATTCGTGGGCGTGAGGGAGAGGAACGATGTTGAAGAACCTCTGCCTCGACTTCATCTGGTCGTAGAGCGATTCGAGAAGCCACTTCTGCCCCCCGGTGGTCTCCAGTCCCACGGAGATCGGGTGATGCTGATCGACCCAGAGAAAGAGGAAGTCCCAGGCCTGCGCCATGCGACAGTGCATCGCCATCAGGTCGTGGAAGAACAACTCCTTCTCGCCCTGAAAGGCGAGGAAGAACACCCAATCGTCGGAACCCTTCTCCTCTCCTCCGGGGTCGATCGTGATGAACGGGTAGAGAGGGACTTGTTTCCCGGAGGCGTCCTTCGGAAGGTGGTCGTAGCGCTTGAACCAGGTCTTCTGGAACTTCGCGTGCTCGTCTTCCGGGGCGGGGTCGTTCTTGTACTGCGAGTTGTAGAAGTCCCTTCCGAGCTTCGACTTGCGATCGGCCAAGAACTCCGGCGTCAGGCGCTCCGGGAAGTACAGTCCCCCGTCTCTGCCCCCAGTCTCGGCGTCCTTGATCCTCGGGTTGAAGTCGGGATACTCCCCCGACTCGACGATCATCCCGTACAGGTCCTCGTAGTGCCAGCGGGTCCCGATGACAAAGATGACTCCCCCGGGATCCAGAAGAGAGAAGTAGAGCTTGAAGTGGTCCTTGATCTTCTGTCTCTGTTCCGGGGTCTCGCTGTTCTCCTTTCCGCACAGGTCGTCCGCTATGATCACGTCGTAGTGCGGGCCGGTCTGCATCCTCTCGGGCGAGGCGCAGCGGATGGTGGGCTCTTTCAGCTTGTGGTCCGTTCTCTTCTTCGACGTGATCTCTTCGAGCGTCCAGTGGTCCCGGTTGACGTGATCCCCGTAGAGGAACTTGAAGTGGGAGTCTTCGAGGTGCCGCTTGACGACGCCGAGGTTGTCGATCGCGTTCTGAAGGACCTGGGAGGTGAGAAGGATGCGTATATTCGGATTGCGGTCCACCAGCCAGGTCGGTAGGGCCTGTGAAAAGATCGTGGTCTTGAAGGCTCCGCGGGGCTCCAGGTCGAGGGCGTGTCTCTGCGCTTCGACTGTCTTTTGGGCAAAGGAGCACACCTCCTTGTGCGGGAACTCCTGGAGCAACGAGTACCCCAAGCAGAACTTCGCAAAGTAGAAGAGCGACTCCCTTCCGAGCTTTCGGTCGGTTTCTTCGAGCTGAGCCTGCAGATCCGCGCGGGATACCAAGCTCACGCATCGCCCCTCACGGCTTTGAGCCTTTCGGCCATCTGCTCGGTCAGGACCTCGACAGGTGCGTCTTTGTACCTGGACTCCCCGACGTTGACGTTCACCTGGACCTGGGTCCCGCCGGAAGGCGCGGCCGGCTTGACGATGCGCGCCAAGACCTTCCCGGCTTCCATCTGCTTCTCGCTGAGCTCAATGGACCCTTCGAAGGCCTGCATGAACCTCGCCTTCACCGACTCCAGCGAGACCCCCGCGGCGAAAGCCTGCTGCTCCAGCATGTGGTCGATGTAGGCTCTCACGTTCGACCGGCGGAGGTAGCCCCTCCCGACCTCGGGGCGGATTCCGACCTCATGACAGGCTTCGAAGAGGTTCAGGGTCTGGAGGTAGCGGTGGAGGAACTTCTGCTCGCGCTGAGAGAGCTTGACGATCCCCGTTCGCTTGCCCATGTAGACCGGGGAGTACAGCTTGCCCTTGACGACGATCGCGCCCGCGGGAGGAGTCGAAGTGGTCGGGACCGGGAGGTTATCCATGCCTGGTCCACCAAAAAAGGCTCCGCCCCCACCGCGGCGGCGGGATGGGGGCGAAGCGGGAGGCGGGCCGGTGACGGCGATCCCCGGCGCGCATGGCGGGGAGGCTGGCGGCTTCCCCACCAAAACGAAAAGCCCTGAACGGTTCCACGGCTCTCCTCCGCCGCGGAGCCCCGCCAGGGCTCCCTACGTCTTCAAGTCTAGCAGGGGCTTGTTCCCTGCGCTACTGCTTCACGTCAGGATCGGGCAACTGCGGCGCCGGGGGCTCGGGCTTTGAGTCCGTGACGCCCACGAACTCCATCTCCGACGCCTTCCGGTACACCTCCCGAAAAACCTTGTCCGAACAAACCCACTTCGCCCCGCTCTGCCCCTGGACCAACCAGTCCCCAGGGTTGCCGCACAGGATTCCCCCGGGCGCTTCGGGATGGCTCACCGAGAACGCGAACTGCATCTGCCTCGCCCTCACAGGAACCAGCTTCAGAAACACAGGATCCCCGCCCAACGAAAGGCCGTCCACGTTCACGATCGCAGAAGCCTTGATCAGCCGGCTCACGGAAAGCCGATCTCCTTGTTGGCGAGCTTAAGAAGCCAGACGAGGGCGGCGACGGTCAGATAGATCGAGATGAGCGCGCCGACAGCGGCGAAGAACAGGAGCACGCGCTGATATTAGCGCAGGAAATTTTTTGTGTCAAGCCGGAAAAAGATTTTCAAAACCGTCCAAGTCAGGTTGATGATGGGACCCAGAGGGCCGCCCGGGGGGTCCCCGTCGGAGTCCCACGCGAGCGGGCCGCGGCGGGGGCGCGCGAGAAGCCCGCCAACGCGCGGCGTGTCGCCTTAGGCGTATTGTCCGACCCTGCGGGCTGGCGGGATGCGGACGGGATCGGCCGGACCAGGCCGGGGCCGGAGGCCGGGCGGAATTTCGAGCCGGAGGACCGCCGGGCCTGATGGCTTCATTCGCCACCCTCGCCCCTTCCTCCTCCCCCCTCTCCGCCCCTCCCCTGCCTCCCTGCCCTACGTCACCCCGGCCCCCTTCCCCCAGCTCCCCTCCCACTCCCTAGCCCTGCCCCGGGCCTGGCTTCCCTGCCTTACCCATGGCTTCTAGGGTCCTTACGGCGGGGGCTTACTGAACAGGCGTTCAAAAGGCCGGATCGTACCCCCTACCCCCAGTTGCGCTACAGGATCGCGCGCGAATGGCCCCAGGATCGCGCAGGAGGCGCGCGGGGCGCGGGTCGGGGCTTGGGGCGGATCGCGGCGCCCGGCTCGTCCTGGGGCAAGGGCGGGCCGGTCCTGGGCCAGCTAGCGGCCTCCCGGCAAGGCGCGGCGCTGGTCGCGCTGACTTCTGCGCTGGCTTACGCTGACGCGCGCTGATCGAAATGTAGGACCTGGCCCCTCCGAAAAGATTACATTCCCGTCTGAGCGAACCGGCCTCTGACGCGGCCTGACGCATTCTTGGGCCTTGACACGCATTCGGGGCGCTTTCCCGTCGGGAGCGCTGCTTTGCGTCGTCGTGCACTATCGTGTGCTATACTTAGCGCACCCTGTGGCCCTCGCACCGACGGCATTTAGACCCAAGCGCGCTGCTACCCGCCCAAACGGGCGAGGGAGCCACAGGGGGCGCTTGGGTCTTTCTTTTTGCCCCTCGACGGGGCGGGAGGTCGCAATGGCGGTACGTGGTGAGGTCGTGGTGACGCGCGCGGATGGCGCGCGGGGCTGTCGTGGGCTGTTGGGCTGGACGTGCGGCCCGTCGTGCGCTTGGAAGGCGCGCGAGCGGGTCTTTGCGCGGCCTTCGGGCGGCGCCCTGGTGGCGGAGCTGCGCGAGCGTGTCGGGGTGCGGGCATGACCGTCCCCGCCAAGTCGGCGGAGTTCGCGAAGAGCTACCCGCGCTCGATCTGCGCGTGTGGGCATTCGGGCGATGGGGCGAATAGCTACCACGCGGGCGCGGGGCCGGTCGGCTTCCCGGTCCATTCCTGCGAGCCTGAGAACCCCTGCCCAGTACTGGCGGGGGCGGAGTGTGAGGGGTCGGACCCGGCGAAGTGGAGCCGGGGAGCGCTGCCGGAGGTCGTGACGGCCGACGGACAGGGCGATCTGTTCGCGGGCCAGTAGCGCGGACGGTAGGGCCTCGGGAGCGATCCCGGGGCCTCTCCGCCTGGGCTGGTAGGCCAGGGAATCGAAGCAAGGGAGGTCGTAGACATGGCGGATAACAACGGGCAGGCATGGCAGGGCAGGGGGCGGCTGGTCGATCTGGTAACGGAGCTCGAACGGCAGGCCAAGGCAAAAGCGGACTTCGTGGCGGACACGCGAAGCCTCAAGGTCGAAGCGACGGAAAGCGGGCTGGTCCTGAAGGCGGCGGACGTGAAGGCGGGCGAGTGGCTCCCCAGGCCGGCGCCGATCCGGCCCGCGGCGCTGCTCCAGGTCGGGGAAAAGGCGGAGCCGTCCATCCCGGGGCAGTTCCTGCGGCGCTTGGCGGAGACCCGGCCGGCGCGCGCGGCGGAGCTCTTGAACGGCCTCATGGCGGACGGCCCGGCGCGGCGGTTCGTTCGGGTGCTGGACGGAAATGTCAGGGCGTTCCTCTCGGATCGGTTCCGCGTCCTGGACCATTACGACATCGCCTTTGCCAGCCTGCAGGCGGCGAGGGAGGCGGGCGCCGTGCCCCTCGAAGCGGCGCTGACGGAAACGTCCATGCGGATCAAGCTGACTACCCCGGCCGTCTGGGAGTCGATCAACCAGGGCCGGAAGGCGGGGCGGTCGATCCGGGCCGGGGACATGGGAAACGCGGATTACCTCCGGTCCATCGGCTTCGACATCGGCCGGGACATGCCGGGCGGGGGCGGAACGGTCTATCCGCTGGTGACGATCTCGAATAGCGAAACGGGACACGGCGGCTACGCCGTCCAGGTCGGCATCTTCGAGGGGGCCTGCGCTAACGGCCTGATCTTCGAAAAGGCCATCGGTCAGGTTCACCTGGGCGAGCGGCAGGCGGTGGGGTTGTTCTCCGAGCAAACCCTAGCCGTAGAGTCTAAGGCGATCTTCCTGAAGGCGCGGGACGCGGTGAAGGGAGCCTTCAACGCGGACACCTTCCGGGCCCTGGTGAACCGCTGCCGGGACGCGCAGGCGGTCAAGGTCACGGCGCCCTCTGCGGCGGTCGAGAACGTCGCCAAGGCGGCGGGGCTGTCGGAGAAGGGCAAGGAAGCGCTCCTGGCTCACTTCCTGGGGGATTACGACATGACGCGCTTCGGCCTGGCTCAGGCGGTCGCGCGGTATGCCCAGGACGCGGACACGGAGGCGGCGCCCGAGCTTGAGGCCATCGCTGGGAAGGTCGCCTCTGGCGAGCTGGTCACGGCCTAGCCGAGTATCCCAGGGGGCCGGGGGCAACCTCGGCCCCCTGGGGGTCGGTGCGGGCGCCTTGCGGGGCGCTGGCATCGGCCGGGAGGCCGGGGGAGGTAGCATGGTTGTTCCAGTCGTGAAATGCTTGCTAGTGAGGGACGGCGGCATAGCCTTTGACGGTCGCCGATCCTGCGATGGGCCGCGCGAAGCGGCGGCGCTGGTCCGTGAGTTCATCGGGGCCGGAGCGGATCGGGAGCACTTCGTCATGATCGCGGTGGACGCGCGAAACAAGCCCATCGCGGTCAACCTGGTCAGCATGGGAACGCTGACGGCTTCGCTGGTGCATCCTCGCGAAGTGTTCAAGCCTGCGATCCTCGCCGGAGCGGCCGGGGTCATCGTGGCGCATAACCACCCGTCCGGAGACACCCGCCCGTCGCACGAGGACCGAGAGGCGACGAAACGGCTCGAGCGGGCGGGGCGCATCCTCGGCATCCCGCTGCTCGATCACGTCATCATTGCGGAAGACTCGCATTACTCCTTCCGTGAGGATGGTGCGCTATGAGGCGCGGCCTGCTACGCCTGCAAACCGGGCGATGGGGTTACGCTCGCCCCCTGGAAGATGGCGGCGGCATATTCGAGCTCACATCGGGCGATCTGGTCGAGCTCCAGATAGGGCCTGACTTGTGGGTCTGCTGCCGGATCGAGCATGACGGCCGGGATTACGTCGCCCTGGCTCCTGACGGGCGTACCGTCATCGGTCTGAGGCCGGACCTTCCGGCTAGGCGGGCGCGATGAGGCACCCAAGGACCGGTCGGCTCCTGTCCATGGGAACGGAAACGCGCGGCCGGAAGCGGCTAGAGCTGAGGGGCTGGAATCCTCATTTCCTGGCCTACTGCGCCGAGCTCCGGCGCTTGCCTGGTGACGTGCGGGAGGCGCCCGGAGGGATGGGCGGTTTCCTGCGCTGGTGCGGGGCCCGGTGGCGGGAATGGTACGCCATTATTGGGTGCGGCGGGATGCCTACTCAGGCGGTCGGGCAGGGGTTCCGGTGGTACCTGTCGCGGCGGATAGCGGGGCTGGTGTGAGCCAGGACCGGCGCCCAGATTGGGCGGAGCGATCCGCCAAGCGACGAAACCGGCGCCAGGAGGAACGCTATCCCCTCTTGGCGCTGTCCGGCGATCTCCAGCCGGTCACGCCGGACCAGCTCCGGGCTGACTGGGAGGACCGAAAGGCGGGATGGGCACGTTTCGAGGCCAGGCAGGAGCGCAAGGCGCGGCTCTATCGGTTCCTGCTGGCCCGGCGGCTCGATCCGGAGGCGTTGGCGGAGGTCGATCGGCAGCGGGCGGCTTGCCCGCCGAGCTCGGCATACTCCGCCGATGTGTACGGCTGCGAGCTGCGCCGGATCGTCCGGCCGTAGTGCCTGCTGAGAAAAAGCCCCGCCCTGGGGATAACCCGGGCGGGGCTTTCTTGTTTCTGGCTGGCTTGTGGATTACTGGGCGGCTGCGGCCTCCTTCTCTGGCTCGGGGTCTCCTTCCGTGGTTGGAACTCCGCCGGCCGGCTCGCCCTGGTCTCCCGGGATCTCCGGCGCCTGGTCGGTCGGCTCCGGGGTGCCGTTGGTCCTGACCGGGCCCGGGGTGTCGGGTCCGTTCGGCTCCGGCTTGTCTACGGTGTACCCGGCCTTTTCCAATCCGCGGATGCTGTCGCTGTGGGTGATCCGCCCGCCCTGCTCGTCCCGCGCCTCGACGACTGATAATCCGCCGGGCGCCGGCTTGCTCCAGTAGGTCACGGACTTGCCGTCCGGTCCCTTCCCGGTTCCGATCTGAGTCTCTTGTCCCATCCTGCCTCCTTCGAATGCCGCCCAGGCTGCGAGGGCGGCGGGTTTCTGCAAAGCGGCTGCGGCCCTAACGTATACGTCGGTTGTTCGGATGTCGGCGTGTCCCATGTCTCTGGCAAGGGCTTCGCGTTCGGCGCCACCGAGGGCGGCGAGGACCGCGAAGGTATGCCGGAGAGCATGAACCGAGCGGCCGGCTTGCTTCAGTCCTGACTTGACCAGATAATAATCCGCGATTCGCTCGATACTCCGCACAGAAAGCGGCAAGGAACCGGGAATGTCCAGGCGATAGAACATCGGGGTCAGGTTGAAGCGGAACCTCCCCATCATTTCGACCCATACTTTGATCGAGTCGGACACGATCGGGAGCAATGCGATCAACCGCTGCTTCGATCCCTTGCCCCTGACGGTCATGTGCTGGTACGCCGGGCCGAAGTCGTCAACGGTCGCGTTGCGGAGCTCCTCCGCTCTGAGCCCGTGGAACATGGCGAGCAGCATCATGGCCCGGTCGCGGGCGCCGGGAATGCTGGAGTTGTCAGGCAGGGAGTGGAAGAATCGCTTCGCCTCATCTGGAGTGAGGGCCTTTTGCAGGACCTTGGTTTCTTGCGCGGTCCTATCCTTGGGGGCTCGGACGCCGGCCGCGGGGTTGTCGGAGCGCCGCCCCCATCTTTGCATGGCGTCGTACAGGATTCGGACGGCGCGGAGCCTGAGCTGAACGGTGCTCCGCTTGTGCTTCGCTGCGAGCGCCCGGCGGTATTCCTGGATGTGATCATACGATGCTGTTGCGGGGTCTTGGCCGCGGGCCTGGCACCAGGCAAGGTAAGAGGCGAAGCCCTGGCGGTAAACGGCTAGGGTGCGATGAGAGGCGGCGCCGTCCGCGATCGACAGGCGCAGAAACCGCTCGAACAGGTCTGCCGGCGAGATCCTTGCTTCGATAGTCGTCAGGTCGTTCATGCGTTCCCCCGGGACGGCAACAGCTTGTTGATTTCCGCCGCGTGAAACTCCCTGCACTCCTTCTCCAGTCGGTCGAGCACCTTGCAAGCCTCGTCCTCGCTCAGTTCCTCCGACAGGTCGGTCAGGACGGCAAAGCCCTCGGTGAACCCGATGTAAAACGCCCGGCGCATTTCCGTGCGCTGGATTTCCGAGGGCTGAACGCCGTCGAATAGCTGCTTTTCCAGCGTCCGCCACAACAGGTCTACGGTGATGGCTGATGCTGGGAAGTTCCGGCCGTGCTTGGGTCTCATCGTCCAGCCTCCTTCCGCGCCTCTCCCGCTTCGGATCGGAGCGCCTGGTCTATCGTTAACGGCTCGTTGTCAGCGGGCATCCGGTCCTCCAAGTAGGGCTTGGGCCTCTTTGACCAAGCCCTCTAACTGATACTTCTCGCTCCCGAATCATCGCGTCGATATCGGCTTCGCTCAACTTCTCAGGCTTGGGGGTCATAGCGTTTGAAGGAGCCGAAGCAACAGCTTCCGAATCTTGTTTCCGGCGAAAACCAAATGTTCGCCGCATTGCGGGCAAATGGGATTGCCTTCCTCATCGAAGTCACGCAGCGACTTGCCGTGCTGCTTCGCCTCGGTGCTGGCTGTCAACAACTGCTCTTTGATGCTCTCTGTATCTTCCATGTCACTTCCTGCCCTTGTCGGGCTCGGACTTCCGTTTCGTCCATCTAAAGTGTCGCACCCAATCGCAAAAGGGAGGCATCATCTTGCAGATTAGACAGATCATTGTCCCTCCCGCCCCTCCCGCTTGGCCTTCCACTCGGCCCGGATCGCGGCGTCAATGGCGGCTCGAACTGTCACATACACGCCTGGCGCAACCCTTTCCAGCCAGTCCAGCCGCATCTTGTCGGTTATCTTCTTAGCCACCACTCTCCTCCTTGCCCTTCGTGACGGGCGGGTGGGTAAACTTCTTCGCCAGACAATCCGGGCACGTTACGAAGCGCCACCAGAAAGAGAGCGTTCCGTACGTTGGTCGCCACGGCTTCCCGCACAAGACGACGCCGGGGTTGGGATGTCCGTTTTCTCTTATGATCGTAGTGAACGAGCATTATTTCTCCTTGCCACATTCAGCTTCCAGGGCGGCGGCGCGGTCCCCACACTCTTTCGCAAAGGCATGGTGCGCGTCATAGCGTCCGGTCTTGTATGGGTCGGGCCGGTTACCTGGAATGTCCAACCTGAAGCTGTCGGCAATCGCCTTCGCTTCGGCTAGGTGCCATCGCTCCATCAAGCGCCACTCTCTAGCCTTCTCCCTCGCCAGCCAGGCGTCCGAGGATTGGGAGAGGGCGGCGAGTCGTCCCCGCTCAGTTACGCAGGCCCCGCACTCCCCTTTGACAGCGTGGCAGTAGCAATTCTTTGGTGTCTGGAACTTCACGCCAAGAACTTCCTTGGCCTGGTCTTGGCACCATTCAGCGATTCGCTCATAAAAGGCTTCTTCGGACAGGTGCATCAGGTCTTTTGTGTCCGGGCCGTTCGCTATCTGCTTTAGCTTCTCCGTCAGCATCGCCACGCTGGCCTGGGCGTCGGAGAGGGACTTGTCTTTGGCCCAAAGCGACTCGCACGTTCCGCAGACAAAAAGCGAATTGTGTGGAACCGGATGGTCTGGATGGACGCCTTGTTCTTCGCTCATGCCCCGCCCTCCGTGTCGTTCCGATAGCAGTTGTCCGAATTGCAATCGGCGCACTTGTACTTCGGCTCACGCCCCTCCCCGTCGTCGGGTTTCTCGGCGTCGGGATTCTTCTCGACGTAGTATTCGCCCGCAATCTCGTCGATGTTCTTGGGCTCGCCCGGAGCGTCGGCGGCGAGGGCCTTGGCGTTCGCGCCGTGTTTTAAAAGCAAGTCTGCCCAGTTGACCTCAGTTTTCTGTCGCTCCGGGTCGCAAGAATGATTTGCCAGCGCGGCGCGAAGTTCCGTAATGTAGGCAAACTGGACCTCCGTTTTTGCCCTAATCACCTCGTTCCGCTCGCGCTCTACCTTCAACATCTCCGCGTACTCCTCCGCTTCGGCTCGGGATTCGGAGACCTGGGACTCTAGGCGGGCGGTCTGCTCGCGCTCGGATTTCAGGGCGGCTTCTAGCTTCTCGCGGTTTTCCTTGGCCGCTTTCGCCATCATCTCTTGCCATTGACTTAGGCGGGCGGCTTCGGCCTCGACCTTTTCGGCGCGAGCGCGTTGCTCAGCCCACGGAGTCTCTCCACGAAGGAGAATGGCATCTAGCTCACCGCGAAGACGGCGTATTTCGGTATCGGCTTTCGCTAATGCTTCGGCCAATCTGCCATAGCTCTGGAGTCGTTTTTGAGCTTCATCCAACTTCTCCTCCAACTCCCGGACGCGGGACTCGGCGGTTTCGGCCTTCTCGTCGGATGCCTTGACGTTCTCGCGCATATCGTCGAGCATCTTTTCCTGGTAGACGAATCGACGGCGCAACAGGTCCACTAGATAGCGGATGCCGTTCTTTGTGTCCTCTGGCCGCGTATACTGTCCTACGTCGGCAGGGCCATTCTCTCGAAGTTCTTGGTTCAGGGCATCGGCGGTCGAGGCCCAAGCGTCAGCGTAGCGGTCCCGCTCCCTGGTCACTTCCTCCAATTTCTTCGCCAGTCCGTCGCAGTTGCCGCAGCTAAAGGTCTTGCCGGATAGGGCGGATTGGGCTTCGGCAAGCTGGCGGCGGGCGTCGTCGCGCTGTGCCATCATATTGATGGCTATGTTGGCGTTATCTACGGCCCGCCTCGCTTCGGTTCCGGCCTGGGTTTTCCATTTCTCGGTTTCTCGCTCCGACTCGGAGAGCTTGGCGCGGAGTGATTCATTTTCGGCCAACACATGAGCGTTAAGCTCTTTGCCGATTTCTCGGGCGGCTTCATACCAAGCGCCAGTAGCACAGGCGTGATTGATTGCGTGAACTACATCTATCTCGCTCATCTGCCCTCCGTCGGCGGGGTGGCCCTGGCCGCGAGCATGGCGTCGGCGTACTCGTAACAATATCGAGCCGTTGAGTGTTTATCGCCGCACCCATCTTGCAGCGCGACGATGCCTTGTAGGGCCTTGGCCGCGAAGTAGTCGCGGAGGCTCATGCCTGAGTGGCTCGGATAGTGTTTTACGTGGTCGGTCGGAAACGCCGGTCCTCCGTCTTTCATCGCTCCCTCCTCACGCTGCTACGCTTGGGGCGGCGGGCTTGCCTTGATCCCACGATCTAATGCGTGGGTTGCCAAGATGTCCCGGCTTCCAAATGACTATGCAGGAATCGTGACCAGCGCCGTACTCCGCGCGGCTCCCGTCAGGACGCAGGAAGTGGATGCGCTTGCGGACGCAGCGAATCTCTGTGGATCTCCACAGCACGGCCTCATGCCACCACGCGCCGCGGCAGCGGAACGGAATCAGCGCTACCACCAGCTTGCCGCGCGCTTCCGCCGCCGTTGCCTCGTCGATGGCAACGCACAAAGGGCACTTCATGGGGTAGGTACCCCTTGGCTTCTCCTGGTACACGATAGGGTCGTGCCCTTCTTCACAAATTGTCATCATTTCTTCCCATCGCGGTCTTGGCGGGTGGGCTTCCCGAGCTTTTTGAAGTAAGGTTTCTTCATTTCGGCCAGGATCATAGCGCACATTTCTTTGTGAGCCGCCGACCACGCCGCCGACCACGCCGACCACGCCGCCGACTCCGCCGACCTCGCCGCCGACTCCGCCGACCTCGCCGCCGACTCCGCCGACTCCGCCGCCGACCTCGCCGCCGACCTCGCCGCCGACCACGCCGACCACGCCGCCGACCACGCCGCCGACCTCGCCGCCGACCTCGCCGCCGCCGAAGCCGCCGACCACGCCGACCTCGCCGCCGACTCCGCCGACCACGCCGCCGACCACGCCGACCACGCCGCCGACCTATTGGCTTGGGTATTCTCTCGCGCTACGGCTTCCGCCGCATCGAAGGCGACTTGAAGCACTGGCAAATCCTCTTTCCTCGCGTATTTAAGCGACAAGCGCCCCGTCACTACTGAAAGCATGATTAGCTGCTCGATGTTGACGCTCTCGGTATGCCACAGCGCCCACATCAACCAATCAGCGCGGTCGAACTTGGGCCAGAGCTTCTTTGCCTCGATACCGCCTTTTAGGTTCAGGGTTTCTAGACCCCAGGCCTTACCTTCGGCGCAAGCGTCGGACTTCTCAAGAGCTTCTTTGGTGACGATCATTTCTTTCCTCCCTTCCCGGTCCTCGACTTCATGACGGGCTCGCCAGCTTCTTCCGGCGACTCGTTGAAGTAGCCGCTGACTGCCTACTTGCCGGTCCAGTAGAACTCGTAGAAACACATTCGGCCTGCTGCGTGTTGTCGATGTGGGCCTTTCAACTCGCACCGCATCGTCGTTTGGTGGCCGGGACCGCAATGAATCACGGCCCGGCAATCCTTCGGCTTCGTGTCTCGGCTCGGTCGGAGGGCGCGGATGGCGGCGCGGGCCAGTTTTCGATACTCATGCTTCATGACGGTTATCTCCCATCCGAGACAGCGCGGATCGTTGTCCGCTATCGCCCTCGCCACACGCTCTACCTCCGACGGGTTGGGGCGGGTCACTGTCATCTCAGCCTCCAAAGCGGATCCCCAGGAGCGGCTGGCTCGTTCAACCACCGGAGCGGGATCTGGAGCGCCCGGCAGACTGCGATCACGGCTTCTACGCCATTGGCGTTTCGGGGAATGGTGACGTGAATCATGCGTCCGCCTCGGTCGCACCAACGGCCTGCCAGGACTGCGTCCGAAGATGGGCGGTACCCGGGGCGTGGGTCGTCACCTTCATGTGGCAGGACCAGCACAGGTGTTTTATGTTCTCAGCCGTGTTCGGTCCTCCGCGGGCTCGGCTTTTGACGTGGTGCATTTCCGTTGCAGACCAGCGGCAACCGTCGAGCCTGGCTTCGCACAGGCCGCGGGAGCGTTCGCGGACGGCTTCGCGGACCTTCTGGGGTATGGGCTTGCCTCTCATACCGCCGTCACCGCATCCCTGCGCCAAGTCTTGCTGACGATCGGGAATCTAGTGATCGTCCTAGGCTCTGAATGATAGGGGCAGAACTTGCTCTCGTAGTCGCGGAGGCGGTTGCAGGACGTGACCAGGCACTTTTTGGCTCGCCTTCGTTTGCTGGACTGCAGCCGGACATAGGCTAGGCCGAGCCCCTTGCTGAGGTTCACCTTGCGCCTTGGCGGGTCGCGGCGAGCGGTTATCGAGTTGAGACCCACTTCCCGGTAAGGGCTCTTCTCAGACATTTGCCGCCTCCGTACCTATCCTGAGGATCTCGTACTGCTCCGCCAGGCTCAGAGCGGCCTTGGCGAGCTCCTGAACGTAGGCGGGCTGGCCGGAGTCGGACAGCGATCCGGCGATTTCGCGGACGTGCTCCGCCAGCGCAGAAGGCTTGCGGGCGGTTTCGATCACGGCGAGCACATCGTGCATGGACATGATCACAACCGGCTCTTCGTTCTCTCGGACCTTTACCTCCGTTCCCGCGAAGCGATGGAAGGCTACTCGATCGCCGGCTTTGACCGGGTTTTGAATCAGGGCGCCGGTCTCGGTGTGGCGCCCGGGGCCGGCGGCGAGCACGTCGCCGATCATTGGGGGGCGCTTGGCGGAGTCGGGGATGATGAGGCCTGAGGCCAGCTTCTTCTCTCGGGGCAGCGGGCGGACGATGATGTTGTCACCGATCGGGATAAGGTTCATGGGTTCTCCAAAATTGGCCCCTCCGGGGAGGGGCTGTATGCTTACGTCTTGTTGAATCCGGTCTTCTCCTGCCGGATCGACAGCTTCTCCTCCGTCTTCTTCCTGACGAACACGAACTGCTTGCCGGGGTCGTCGGGGTGCTCCACCGTGAGAGTGCTGAGGCCCTCATCCTTCATGAGGTTGCGGACCTCAGCCTTTCGGGTGTCCAGACCTTCCTCCTTCGACCTGAGATCGTCCTGGTACTTCAGAACGTCCTGGGCCGCGCGGTAGGCGGCGCCGCGGGGAGGGGTCCCCGGCAGCTCGGGCTGCTTGTCCGGGCGCGTCTCGTTCTTCTTGGTCGGCTTCGTCTTCTTGGGGCGTTCGGCTACGGCTGTGCTCATGGCTCCTCCTGTCACAGAACTCCGGCCGGGGCGGGTTCCCCGGCTCGGCATCGAAATCCTACGAGGGTCCAGAACAACGCTCCTTCCTGGTTCTGGATGAGCTGCTGAACCCTGACGCCGCCGACCATGCTGCTGTCCCGACTCCAGAGCTGAACGCGCTGAACATCGAGGTTCCATGGGACGGCTTCGAGTTTCTTGCGGCGAGCGCTCACGTCGCCGAGAGTGCATTGAGCGAAGAGCGTATAAGGACTGTTTGGCTTGACGGCGATAAGATCCGCGGCGCCGAAGAAATCGTTTGGGGTCGAAAAGAGTAGGACCTTCTTTTGAACCTTGTCGAACCTCCGGCCAATCGACGGCCGAGCCTTGTCCACCGTCCAGCCAAGGCTTTCTAGGTACTCCTTGATTTTGTTTTCGAAGCGCTTGCCCGCCTCGATTTCCTTTCGCGCCATCTACCCTCCCTTCCCGGGTTTCGGGAGATACTTCTTGCGGTCCTTGTCGCCGGCTGCTTCCTGGACCGCGGCGGCTCCCTTCTTGAAGCCGGCGTTGAAAGCGTTTAGGGCGACCTCCTTCTCCTTTGCGGTCAATTCCTCGCTGTTCATGATTTGCTGCTTCTGGCGGTGTTGGTCGTAGGGATACTTCTTCCCGCATCGGTAGCCGTCTCTAGCGGAGGCGCAACCGATGCAGATGCGAACAGGGATGAAGGCATTGCGCTCGATGGCGTAGGCCGCGGTTCCAGCTCCGTGGGAGCGGAAGAGAAAGGCGGAGTAAGGGTTGGCCTTCAGCCAATGCTTGTACTCGGGAATTACGATATAGCCGGTGGTCCGGCCGCAGCCCTTCTCAACGTCTTCGTCCCCGCAGGCTGGAGGATAGGTGGCTCGATCCTCTAGCTTCTCGATCGCCCATCTTGTCCCATCGGTGTCCGTGATCCACTGAGAACCGCGGCGGACGATGCCGGGGAACGGAAACGTAAGGGTAAGGGTCGGCGTATCCCAGGCCGGCTTGGGTGGCCCCTTAGATTCTCCGGTCGCTGCATGTTCCTCTACGGCCTCGGATTCGACGCCAGAAATAAACTCCTCGCCTTCCTCCATCAGCTCCTCAGTCATCGCGGCGCCTCGCCGGCCCCTTGATCTTGCCGGCAAGCCAGTCCGGCGCCCGCTTGACCGCGGTTTCGAGCGTCCATGAGTAGCCGATCCTGACCGACTCGGTGTTGATGTCGGCGAGGAGCTCGCGGATCAGGTCGATGGGAGCTTCGTGCTTCGAGAAGAAATTGAGGAGCTTCTTGGCGGCAGCGAAGGCTCGGGGGCGGTAGAGTTTGTCCCAGGTCTGGATTTGATCGAAGCCCTTCAGTTTCTTGTAGTGATCCGTAACGGCTTTGAGCTCCGCGAATCCGGTAGGCTTTATTGGCGAGATAATACGGTGCTCGCCAGTGAAAAGATTGACCTCGACCTCTTTGAACTCCCCGCACTCGCAGGGCACCTTGTATTTGGCGATCTGCATAGATCATGGGGTTGTCTTGAAGGCAAGGTCGATCTCGTCCAGCCAGCGGCGTTGAGCCTTCAGGCCGCGCGCGAGCTGTTCCGCCAGCACTCGAATGTCCCAGGTCGTAAACCGGATGCGGGCTCGCTTCGTGACTACCCCGCCCTCTCCGAACTCGTTGAAATCGAGGACCAGCTTCCCGGGGACGTTGGATGCGATCACGACGCCCGGGTTGTCTATCGTCAACGTCTTCTTTGCCATTCCGCCTCCCAAGAGACACAAAGCGCATTCTGTTTGGGACAAACCCTGCCCTAGGTGCTGAGACACCACTACGTCTCGACTCCGGCTTTCCGGGGCGCTTAGACGCCCGAAATCGTCGCTACGGGAGAGGGGACTAAGGTCTTCCGTGGTTGGCTTCGCCTCGCCACTGTTCCTCGTCTCCGGCTTTTGTCGTCAGCCTCTCCGACCGCTGTCTCTAAACGGCTCGCCGCTTTGTCTGTCCCAAACCCCCGGGTCGCAGCGCAGGCGTTGCCCGGTCCAAAATTTGCACGGCGCCAGGGTTTTCGAGACACCATGGTCGCCGTGTCTAACTCAAGCGGGCCTTTACTCCAGCCCTCGGATGCGCTTGTTACCCCGCCATTACGCGCTTGCCGAAATCGGATGCGGGGCGCCCGGGTTAGACCCGAGACACGTACCGCATCGTTCGCCCGCCGTCGCGGACACGCCCCCGTCGGGACGTAGGCCTTGCGCTCATCCAACGAGCTGGGAGCCAACCCCAAAACTAAGGACCCTGGCCGGATTCCAACCGGCAGCCAGTCGGCCTGGTCTTGTGCGAGGGCGGTTGTCATAGCCGACATCCCCGCCTCACGCCCCGCTACATCACAGCGGCCCGCAGGGTCCAAAGGAAGCAGTCGATCGGTAGTTGAACGGCCGGGGCCAGTGAATCGAACACCTCGCCCCCGCCCCCTGCCAGGGGAGCCGCTGCGCTCAACAGCGCTTCCGATCGACTGCAAAATCAACCGCGCGGCTCCGGTCCCCAGGACACCGGAGCGAGTGGGAGGCCGCATGTACGACGGCTTTCCTGGACCCATGGTCGCGCGGGAAGTGATCACTTCTTCTTTTTCTCCTTCTCGATCGCGGCCTGGGTGGCGGCGTCGAAGGCTTTGAGGACTTTTTCGATCTCCGGCCGGATACCCTTAGGCGCGCGGCGGGAGAAGATTCCGGCGATGTGGCTCACGCGCCCCCCTTCTTGGTCACGTCCTCAACGGAGAAGCCCCAGGAGACCGTGGTTTTCTTGATCTTCTCCAGGTCGTCTTTGGAAAGGCCGAGGGCTTTGTAGTCATAGGACTGCCGAGCGGTCTTCTTCGGGTGGATGATGAACCGCCCCCCGACCGTGACGGCCGGTTTGCCGGCGAAGAACTCCTTGAGCGAGTCGTGAAGGTCGTCGTACTCCGAGGCCATCGGCTTGAGCTCCTCATGCCGGGCGATCCTGGCCTCCACGTCCGGGTCGTTGAGAGTCTCTCCGCCCTCGATCACCGTTGTCGGAAGACAGATGGCGTTGAAGGCACAGGAGCCGCAGAGCTTATGGTCGTAGGGGATGCGCTCGGGCGCCTGACCGGACTTCTTGGCCTCGAAGGCGGCTTCCATCCGCTGCAGGGTCCGCTCCACGTAGTCCAAGTACTGCCCGAGGTAGACCGGGACGACCTTCCAATGACCCCGGCCGTCGTTAAGGTGAAAGAACCCCTGCTCTTCGCCGAAGCCGTACAGGTAGAACAGAAGCTGCCGAAGATACTTCTCGGTCCAGTGGAAGCGGAATAGGTCTTCGGCGGTGTTGAGACGGTCGAAGATGTTGGGCGACAGCATCTTCGCTTCCATGGGGATGCGGGCTTTCTTGTAGAGGATCTTCCCGTCGATCCGGCCGCGGGCGACGAGCTCCCCCTTGCGGTTTCGGATCTCAACCGGAACGTCTTTCTCAACGACCCGGAAGCCGAGCTCCGCGAGCTGCGCGGCGATCCGATCTTCCATCCTGGTTCCCTCGTCCAACATCGCCTGAACGTAAGCGTCGAAGGGCTTGCGCTGATCGCCGGCCGTAAGGCTGTAGAACATGAACCGGGTGCAGGGGGACAGGTCGGACAAGTAAAGGTACTCGCGCTTCTCCTGGGGCCGTTCCTTGGCCCGGCGCTCCAGGTCTTCGGTCCGTGCTTTCATGATCTCGTCGCAGAGCTGATCGACGATGGGGTTTTCGAGCTGACTGGGCATTAGGGGTGTCTCCGGTTGAACGTCCAGTAGATTCCGAGGCGCCTGTCCTCGGTCCATGCGATAGCTCGGTAGCGGACGACGGGCGGCGCGATGAGCTCGCCAGGCGCTTCGTAGGCGGTTGCGTCGATCTGCCAAGGGAGGACACCAAACTCCTTCACCTTGCCGACCAAGGGACCGTTCGCAAACAGAGCGTTCGCCATAAAGTGAAGGGGTCCCGGGCTGAGTCGGGACCCCAAGATTTACTTGCCTCCGGCCTCCAGCCAGGCGATCACGGCGTCGTACTTCTTCCAGTCGATCCGGGACGGATGGACTTCATCCCCATCGACGGTCTCCGGGTTGTTCTTGCGGAGGTAGGCCATCAGAGCATCGGGCGCGACCTTCTTCTCCTTCTGGATCGCGTAGAGGCGCTTCAGCTTTCCTTCGCTGATGGCGTTGCTCGACTTTCCGCCGGAGGAATCCTCGCCGCCCGGCTCGCCGCGTTCCGCTCCGTCATCGTCGTCCGCGGCCTCGAAGTCCGTAGAGGCGCGGCAGGCGATCAAGGCTACTCCGGTGATGGCCCGCTTCTGCGCGATCTTGCTGATGGTGTTCAGGAGCCCGCGAAGGTCGGGGTTGTCGATACGGTAGAGCGTGGCCCACTGCTCCACCTTCGTCTTCTTCTCGTCGCTCCAGAGCCACACCCGGGCCTTCTTCTGCGGAAGGTCGTCCTTGCCGACCCCGCGAGGCACGTCCTTCTCCTGGACCCATACGTAGGCGTAGCGGGGCTCGGTGCTGCTCGCTGTTCCGATGCACTCCGCAACCGCGATCCCGCTTCGCTTGTGATACGCCACGGCTTTGTACTCGTAGACGAAGAAGGGCGCCTTGTGGTCCAGGATGGTATTCGGACCTGGTTCGAGGCGGACTCCCAGGCCGTGGTAGAACAACAGCTTCTCCGAGCCTGGCTTGAAGAGGCCCTTCTTCTTCGTGCCGGGGATGACTCCGTAGTCCTCCCCCTCCTTCAGCACGTTTGCGATGAACTGGCGCTTCAGGTTCTCCTGCGCGAGCGCTTGGTTCAGGTCGGACGTGCCGGCCAGCATCAAGTCGCCGGCCTGTTCCTGCGTGACTAACTCACCCATGCCGCCTCCGTTGGTCGTTCAACTTGGCCTCGCCGTCAGGCCCAAAGGTGATCCGGCGGCGGTACCACTCCATGACCGCGGCGCGGGGAAAGGTGGTCAGCCGGCCGATCTTGCGGATCGGCAAGGGGTCGATCGGGTCGAAGCGGAGCTCCCATACCTTGGCTTCGCTGCAGCCGATCAGCGCGCCGCACTCCGCGGCGTTCAGTCCCTCAGGGACGATCGGGGCTATGGGAGGCTTGGGATGCTTGTGGTTTTGAGGGGCGGGGTTCACGCGGCCCTCTTACCGGCGTTCAGATAGCAGCTCGGAGGGAGGTTGATCCCCAGGGTCCATTCGATCAGTTTGGCGAATCCGGCGCGGGCGTCCCGGGGGCGTTCAAGGTACTGATAGACCTGTTCGGCGGACACGGTTAGGTCCATCCCAAGGTCTTGCGCTACTTCGCTAGCGCGCTCCGCGAGCTCGGCTTTTGTCCAGCCGCGCATCTGCAGCGCGTCCTCGACCAACTCCGCATAAAGGCGGGACCGGATTCTGGAAGTATCCGGGAGTTTCACGCGAGCCTCCGGGGCACTGCGGATTTACGGATTGCGGTTGGTGTGACGGTGGTGTAAAATCGAAGGCAGAGGACGTTAGGCCTGATCCCTCGCGAGGATTTTGCCGGCCGGGGCATTGCTGCCTTCCGGCTCATACCGTTCCTCTGCCTTAAAGCGGTGCTGGTGGTCGCCATCGCGAGGGATCAGTGCTCTCTGTGCCATTATAGCAGAAGATGCACATTATGCCAGAGCGAGGTCTCGCATGAACGACAAGGCTGTTGCTGAATTGCTCGACGACAAACTGAGCCCAAGCTTCGGTGTAAGAATTCCGCAAAAGACGCTTGACAAGGTGTTGACGCTTTATCGCGAACTCACGCGCGGCGCGGTTCCTCCCCGGTTCCCCCCAGGGGTTCGGGTTTCACCTTAACCTCATAGGTGCTGCAGGGCATTTCCCGGTGGCTTCCCGCCACCATTAGGAAGAACCGGCGAAACGGTATCACATCCCCGTTGGAGAGGGTCTTCATCTCGATCCGATCCAGGGCCATCGCCCCGCATCCCGGCCGGCGGCAACGGGAGAGCTCCTCCCACGGAGGGCCGCCTGGCCTTCTCTGCATCGCGCTCCAATGGTGGCCGCGGGTGCTGCAGACGTAGGAGTCGAAGCGTTGATCGTCGTGCATTAATCTTCTCCTCGGCGGCGGCGCTCGGCGAAGATCTGACCCAGGATGGCCTGCCCGGCCTCGCTCTTGTTCCACTTCTGTAGGAGCGCGGCCTGCTCCTCAATCGGAAGCGACCGCAGCTCGTCCATTCCCCGCTGAACCTGATTCGCCCGAAAAAGGTGCTCGATGTCGGCGCCGGGATCGCTCAGCCCTGGATTCCGAGCCGCCTGAAGCGCGTTCTGAGCGATCGTGGTGATGGCGAGGTTGTTTTGGTCGATGACCCTACGGCGCTCCTCGTCCGGCGCGGTGCTGACGTTCACCACGGCCTTGTTCATTTCGCGGAGCTTGTGTATCTCCTCGTTTGCTTGGCGGAGATGCTCCAGAAGCGGCGGGGTCGGCATCCTGGCACCAGGGAGGCCGAGGCGCTCGTTGGCGGAAGCATGCTCCCGTTCGAGCTGGTCGAGGATGTCGTAGAAGCGATTGACGCTCTCGCTTTGCGAACCAATGGGCTTGCGGGCGACGAGGCTGTCGGCGAGCGGAACCTGGGGCCGCGGGGAGGTTGGCCCGCCAAGGCGGCGCATGATCGCGTCGGACACCTGAAAGGCCAGGCGCCCGGCGGTGCCAGCGTACCCCTGGGCCAGGAAGTCGATCTTAGAAGGGGCATAGTTCAGTCGCCGCCCGATCGCCTTGGCAGTTTCGGTCGTGTACTCGCCGAATTGGTCCGCCGGCAGAAGATGAGCCCGACTCTTCGGGACGATCGGCCGGCCGGTGAAATGGTTGAAGTTGGCTCTCGCGCTAATGAGAGGGCTGATGTTGGTCGGCACGATTGGCGGAGAGAATGCGTCGAGCACCGACTTCCCAAGCGCCTCGACGGCCTTGGGGTCCTTCTTCTGCGCCCATTCCAGGAGACGCTCGACGCTGGAGCCGAACAGGATCCCGTACTCGAAGGGCTTGGGGATTTCGATGTAGCTGTCCAGGAAGGCCAGCTCGGTCTTGGACAGTTTCTCTCGCGCTTCGGGCGGCAGGAACCGCATCGGCTTGACGTGCCAGAACAGGTTTCGGCGCCACAGCGGGATTTCGTTGTATTCCTTGTCGTCCTTGTTGAGGTACCAAAGGGCAAGGGAGGGCAGAGTGACGAGAGAAGCGGCGCGCATCGTCGTCCGCCCCGGAGCCTCCTTGTACGCCCGAAAGAACCTTGCCGCTGAGAGGACGGCCGGGCGCTGGAAAGCGGTGATGGAGTTGAGGAACCGGATCGCCTGACTGGCGGGCTTGATGCCAAAGTTGACCGTGGCCTCCTTCGACTCGAACATGGCTTCGAGTGGGCTGGCGCCCTTGGCTCTGGCGCGCGCGAAGACTCCCATTCGGGTCCCAACCTCGCCCATGTGGCTGAGCTGCTGAAGCCAGTTGATCGGGTTGACCGAATCCAGTTCACGAAGACCGGCCAGCTTCCGGAGCGTGACCGCGGCATTCTGCCTGTCCATCCCCACCATGGCGGCGTTCGCTCCGCCGGAGGCGATGTATTCTTCGTATAGGTCGCTTCGGCGGAGGGCGTGAAATAGTCCCCTGGCGAAGTCCACGGCCGGCACGTACCCATACTTAGAGTGAATCGCCGCGGTGAGCTGATCGCGAATGGGGTTGCGGATCAGGGAGAACTGCGGATGCTGCGTTACGCCGGCTCGCTGGATCGTGGCTGGAAACGCAAGGATTTTGGTCACCAGGTCCATGGCCGGGGTCTGGAGGTTGTCCAGGGCCGAGGCGACATCCGGAGGGACGGTGAAGTAACGCTTCTTGCCGTCGATGAACACTCGCCGGGCGTTTCCTCCGGAGCCTTTGGCCTCCGTGATGATCCCGGCCAGTTTTGGGTTGGCGTCCTTCAGGTCGATGACGGCCCGTAGGACGCGGTTTCGGTCGGCGAACTCGGCGGTGCGGTAGGCCAGAGCGATGAGTCTAGGGAACGGGTCGTATACGTCGCGCTCGGAGCCCTTGAGCGGCTTGATCGGCGAGCCTGGTGCGAATCTAGCGGCTCCCTCGGGATCGAGGGAGTCGATTACGCGGTCATAAGGGATGTAGTTTCGGTTGAGCCTGGTGATTCGATCGACAGCGGCCTTGTCGAGAACTCCTGCGTCTAATAGGGTGTCGAGGATCGCCCGCCGAGTCCAAGCGCGGACGCGATTGGCGTAGGGCTCCAGCTTTCCCCCGTACTTCGCATCGAGGTCGCGGACTACAGCAGGGGCCTTTTCAGGGTCGAGGCCGCGGATGTCGCGGTTCAGCTTGATCTCGATGTCGCGCTGCGCGAGCATGTAAGCCTTTAGGTCCTCAAAGGCGTCCGGGCCAAGGCGCTGAACGACTTCTCGCACGATCGGCTGCAGGCCTTCTCCGGTGATCTCCACCGTCCCGTCAGGTTTCAGTCGGGTTGTGCGGTTGATGAGCCACTGTTCCGCGGTTCCCCCGGTCCCCATGTACCGAGCGGCGGTCCAGCGAACCTTATCCCTTGGCTGGCCTTTGGCGAGCTCGGCCAGGTTGTAGATGGGGTTGTTCTTGTCGATGACCTGAGTGAACAGCTCCTCAGCCGTCTGCTTCAGAGTGCGCTTTTCCGGCTCGAACTTCCGAATCCGGGACTTGTAGGCGCGCACGTCAGGGGAGTCTGAGGAGGCTGCGGTTCCAGGTGGGCGAACGAAGCCGCCCTGACCAGCTCGGTCCACAAAGGATGTGTCATGCGTCAGACCTGGTTCCCATCGAGGGGCGCCCTTGGTGATCTCATGATTGAGCGCCTCATAGGCGAAGTTCTTGTCGTAGTCTGGGATCAGGCCTTCGGTGTAAGCGGCTTCCGCGAGCTCGTCCGGGCCAAGACCTCCCTTGCGCCAGTATACGGGCTTCCCCTTCAGATTTTCGACCTCCCCGAGCTCCGCGGCGGCCTTGAACTTGTCCGGGTCGAGGCCGCGCTTGCGGATCAGCGAGAGGACAGGAGTTGGTTGCCCTCCGCGCGCGGCGGCGATCTCCTTGGCGGCGTTGGCTTCGAGCCGAGACTGAACCTCTTGGATCAGGTCCGGATAGGATTCAGCTACTTCAAGCGGTACTTCCTCAGTGTCGAGCGCGGCCCGGACCGCTTCCTTGTGGGCGGATGGGTCTGCTTCTGGAAACTGCTTCCGAAACTCCTCCGGCGTCATCTTCCAGAGCGGCTTGCCAGCTTGCGCTGCCAGGTCCGGCGCCTGGGGCGCGGCCGGCCTAGGCTCCGCGGCCTGCTGCATCTGGGCCTTCACCGACTGGGTTGGCAGAGGCGGAAGGTCTTCTACGGGTTCGATCGGCTTGATGCCCAGGCGTTCCAAAGCGGAGCGGTAGACCTGTCTCGCACCCCCGTCCTTACGCCGAGCGGCGCGCTGGTACTGGAGATTAAGGTCCGTCGTCCACCGCTTGATCTGCGCTTCAGAGGCCTTCCCTTCCTTTACCAGGGCGACGATCTGGTCCACCTTGGCGGGGTCCTTGACGGCCTCGGGGTCAGCCGCCAGGTCCTTGGCGGCCTTCTTGGTGAGCTTGGGCGCCTGAGGCTGCACCACCTCCGGCGTGGGAGCGGAGGGGTCAGGCGCGGGCTTTGCTTTTCGGCCGCGGGGAGGCGGTGCCGCGGGCGGTTCAGGTAGCCCCAATCGGCGGGCCACGGCAGCGAGAGGATCGGATGGTTGAGCCATCACGTCCACTTCGCCCAGGGCCGGCTGGAAGACTCGGCGAGGCGCTTCTGGAACGATCTCGAACCCTTCCCCGCGGACCGGCTGCTGAAGAGGTAGGGAGGCGCGCGGCGCCGGAGACTGGAGGGCCGGACGGGGCGCCGGCCCCGGAATCGCCGCCTGCGCCACAGGGGCAGCCGGCTCGGCTGGCGGTACGGTCTCGGTGAACGGTGTTCGGCCAGAAGGGATGACCTCGGCCACCTCCGGGCGCCCCAAGGCTCTCCGAATCGCATTAGGGATCTGGGAGAGCTCCGGTATCTCTGCTCCAAGGACAGGAACTCGGTTCCCTAGAACCGCGGCCCCCTTGGCCGCAACCGGCAGGGCGGCCATAACCGTCGCCTCTCCGATTGTCCTGGGCAACCCGGTGGCGAGCTCGGCCGCGGCCATGCCGGCTCCAACAACGGTCTCGGGCTCGATCCCGTATCGGGCCAGTCTCAGCCGCAGGGCTTGCGTGACGGGGTTGTCCACGTCCGCGAACATCTGCTCGGCCGCATCTCCGAAGGCCTGCTCCTTCCGCTCCTGCGCTTCCGCCAGAAGGGGGATACGAGTCTCCGCGATCTTCGGAACGACCTCGGAAGCCTGGGCTCGGAACGTCTCGAACGGCCTGCGAACGACCTCTCCAACCGCTTTGGCCGCGCCTTTGATCTGTCCGGCGGCGGCAGACGCAACATCGGACAGTCTCGTAGTCAGTGGAGTCGCCGGCTGTGCCTGCGGGACGATCGTCGCGTACTCGTCCTGAGTGATCGCCCCTTCATCCAGGGCGATCTTGGCGTACTCCTCCTTCGAGATATAACCCTTATCGAGCGCGTCCGACGCTTCGAGGAGGCGGGACATGGGCTACGGCAGGCCGAGCCTCTTGCGGACGGCTGCTCGCTCCTCCTCGGACTGAGGCTGGGCGGGCGGTGGCTTCGGTCCGGACCCGCGGACGCCGGCCCGAGATAGGTTTTGGATCCTCTGGAGCACCCTGGCGTGAACGGCGTCGTAGTACTGCGGACTTCCATACGCCGGGGCCCCAGGAGTCGTCAACATCGCGCTCGCCGCCTTGTCCCACTCCATTTCGTACACGCGAGGGTCGATACCCAGAGATTCGGCCTTCTGTTGGATCGAGGAGCGAATCTCTTTCATCCTTAGGTCGTGGCGGTACTTGATGTTTTCCTGCTGCCGCTTGTGCTGCCGATCTTCGGCCGCCCGCTTCATTGGCTCTTCCACGGCTCCGACGGCCTGGGCTTTGATGATGTCGGCGATGATCTTGTCTCTGGGGGCCTGTGCGGCGGCCCTCCGCCGTTCGTCGTTCTCCATGAGTTGCCCGGTTCCGGAAAGGCCCCCGGCGATTCCAGCGGCGATCGGATGGTAGCCGGCGGTCTGCGGGGTCGCGGAGAACCCCTTGGAAAAGCCGGTCAGGGCGCGGCCGATGGCGCCGCGAATACCAGTGTCTTGAACATCGGGCGTCCGAAGGGCGTCAACGATCGCCCCCGTCGCAAGGCTCGGGTCCTCGGCAGGAACAGCGGCGGGCTGCACTGCGGAGGCCAGTTCGGAAGGGACTGGGATAGGAGGAAGATCCAGCCTCCTCGGCCGGCGCATTAGGTATTCGATCGGATCGATGGGCATGCCTTACCTCCTGGTCAGATAGCCGCCGATCGCCCCCAGGCCACCGCCGATGAGCTGACCCTTTAGCTGTTGCCCGGCCAACCGACGGGCGATGGCGTCCTGAAGGTCATAGCCCATTCGGGCCATCTTCTCGCCGTGCGCGAAGTCCTCTCCCCGGCGCCGGTCCATGATCGCCTCGTCGGCCTGACGGAACGCGAAGTCTCCGATCAATCCGGCTTCCGCCTCGGACTGACCCCGCTCCAACGTCTCACGCGGTAGAAGGGCCACCCCGGACCCCCTCATGCCCGAGGTGGCTTGAGCGAGTTGTTCATGGCGGCGGGCGAAGTCGCCGCGGAGCCTGCGGAGAGCTGCTTCGTAGGGGACGCTGAACTCTCCCTGCGCTTGAAATCCGTAATTCTGTGCCATTCTCGTCTCCTATGCTGCGGTGAGATTGACGTAGTACAACGCTCCGTCTAGCTTCGTGTAGAGCCTGCGGGTCCCGCTGACGTTGGCCCAGACAATTCCTTTCTCTGGCACTTCAACGGCCAAAGGGGCCTGGGATAGATAGGGGAACGCCGGCCGATCGGCGGTTCTCCCTAGCTCGCCAACAGCGAGCTGCAGCCTGGGATCGGCATCCTTTCGCAGAGGGGCGCTCATGCTCTCTGGGCTCCGCGCGTTGCGTAGTAGATCGTTTCTCCCCTCAGCTTACATCCCTTCCCGGCTTCCGCGTGCTGATACCGTCGCTGGAACCGCTTAGCAAGGGTCGCCGCAGAGAAGGTCAGGTTGTGGTCCTTGGAAGTCGTGTCGGTCGTGACGCTCTTCGAGCCGGTCCAATCCGAGTCCCCTGGACGCTTGTAGTCGGCGGTGATGGTGCAGGCGATGTCCCCGACGTGGAGGTAGCTGAATCGAAGGTCTTTGCGAAGCTCCTCTTCCGGGGCTTCCTCTCGGGTCTCGATGATCGCCGTGACCGTGGTCCCGTTGTCGTCATAAACGCCATCCACGTCGAGCTCGAAGATCTTGTCCGAGGTGCTGTCGAAGCCGTAGAACTTTCCCTGGAAGTGGCCCATCCAGTTCAGGTTCCAGCCGGTGAACTTGACCCAGGCGTCCTTGCGGTCGCTGACAACCACGGTGTCATTTGTCGATGCCGTATTCGAGGCCCCGGCGATCAACCAGCGGCCCTTGTGAACGATGCCCTGGAGCGGCAGGATCTTCTCCGACCCTTCGTTCCACTGAATCACCAGGGCGTCGGCGTCTGGAACGGCTCCTGCGGAGCTCGGGCCTTGCTCGACCTTCAGGTCCACCCATCGTGTGTCCGGCGGCGTGGCGTCGGATAGGATGGTGCCGATGTTGTTGCCGTTGGCGATCGTGACCCAGGCGCCCCAGTCGCCCTCTACCGGAGTAGTAGAGACCGTGGCCCGGCGAATCTTGATCGTCTGGTCGGTTCCTGCTGGTGTCGTCAGGGTCGCCAGGAAGGTCCTCCAGGACGCGATCGCGGCCCCGATGAACTGCGCGCCCGAACGCCATAGGATGCCGGTCTGGAGATTCGTGACCTGAGGGCCTTCGCTTAGATCGGCGCGCGTCACGGTGAGCTCGATGCGTTGATGCCGCTTCACGGCCGACGTTGGGGCAGCGCCGTTGGCTACTGAGACGTAGCCTGTGTCGTTGTCGCTGGTGAACGTCGAGGATCCGGAAGTCCAGCTTCGGAGTGCGATGGTGCCGCCGTTTAAGGTAGCCGTGGCGTAGATGCGGAGAAGTGCATCGGGCGTCCTGGTATAGTCGATCGGAACGACGATCGTCCCGGAAGTCGGTATGGTGTCCGGGATCGCAGAATCCTTCAGGTCGGACTGGTAGTAGAGCTTGTCGATCTCGATACCGCTGCTTGCCATCGCCGATCCACCAGCTCCGGCGAATGCGTCGGCATCGGTCACCAGCGGGTCTACGCCTCCTAACTTCGTGCCAAGTCCCATCTGGACCTTATTGAGGCTCGTCGTTCCTGCGCTGCCGGAGGAAATGAGCGATCCATCTTTCCATAACTTATAGGTCCCGTCGGACTTCAAGAGAAGATGGTAGAACGCAAAGCTATCCACGCTGCCGGCGACAGTGGTTGAGCCGTTGATCCGAACTCCCGTTCCGTGGATCAACTCAATGTAGACACCCTTGGAGCCGTTCCAGAGGCCGAAGTGAACCGTTTGCGCGTTGCTGGCAACGACGCACCGCGCTCGAATGCACAGGTACGCATCCTTGGCAGAATCCAGGACGCTGGCGCGTTTGCGCTGATAGTAGGGGACCGTGGAGTCTCCGCCATGAGTCAGTGATAGGATGCTGCTGGCTGCGCTTTCGGTAAGGCCTTGGGAGGTACCAACCTGGCTCCAGGCCGGGTCCGAAGACGTTGGAATCGCGGTTCCCTCGTACCTGGCTTCCCAGGTCGGGATTCCGAGGATGTCCACGCTGCCGGCGACGTTGCCGACTACGAGATTCGACTTCGAGACGTAGGTGTTCCACTTGGCGTTGGTGTCGAACCCTCCAACCTCGATCTTTCCGTTGTCGGTCTTGACCAAGGTGGACTTGTCCCCGGCGTCGAAATCCGCGGTCGCGGCAAGCGATATGGACTGCTGAACGGTGTTCGGCTGCTTCAGGGCCTTGAGCGTCGGGTAGACTCCCTGGTCGGGATCTACCAGTTGAACGGAAACCATGTCCGTCCGGTAGGCTTCCGGAAGGCGGTCCTTGTCCTGGCCGATGAAGTAGAGGAGGCCTTCGGTTCCAGGAACGCGCTTGATCGCCCAGGATCTAGGGAATCTGGAACCGACGGCCCGGTCTACGACCTCGACGCGATAGGTGGTAAGGGGATCGCGCTCTAGCCGGAAAAGGCCTGTGGACTTGTGGGCCAGTATGCGATCGCGGCAGACAGGCGAGAGGCCCCACACCCGGTCTCCATCCTGGGAGTAAACGTCGAGTTGATTGGCCGCGGGCCAGGCCCTGGGGTTGTCGATCGTGATGTCGGCCCCGGTGTCCTGATCGGTTAGGCGGTTGTAGCGGAGCTCGGAGCCGTTGTCCGTAGTGCTGCCGAACCACAAGTGGCCGTCCCAGTACCGAACAGCGCGAGCGATAAACAGGTCCAGGCCGAGCACCCATCGGTCGGTGACCGCGGCGCCGGTAACGGCCGGGGTAAACGTCAGGCGATCGTTTGCGGCGTCGAAGTCGGTGATGGTGACGACTGTGCCGACGTTGGCTCCGACGGTGAAGACGAGTTTCTGTCCGATCCAGTAGTCGTCTGCCTCAGTCAAGCCGGCGTGGTCGATCGTGGTCCCGGTCACCGCCGCGGCGTTGGTGGTAGAGGTATAGGTCCGGTCGTAGACTACCAACGTGGTCCCGTCCCAAGACATGATCGGATCGACGCCATTGGTCATCCAGACCTTGTTCTCGGCGGTCTCGAACTCCATGAAGCCGTCGGAGTTGAGGCCGGATTTCAGGAGCGTCCAGTTGGCTTGAACGGAAGGGTCGGTGGTGTAGTAGAGCTTTTCGCCGTCGGAGGCGAGGAAGTAAGCCGTACCGTCAGCCTTCTGAAAGATATAGCCGTCTCGGGCGGCGTTGCCGGAAGGAAGCGTCGAGACCTTGCGATAACCGAACCGCTGAACCGCGGACCCAGGCTCCTCGTCTACGAGGAAGTTCTGGATCTTTCGCGCCTTGTTCGGAGGCAGGGCGGAAGGATGGGCGTTTTCGTTTATCCCGCCCTCCCACGGACCCAGGCGCGTCTTCAGTAGTCTCGGATGTCGAGTCGTTCGAATCATCGTTTCCGTCGTCTCGTTCCCTTCACCATGCTCCTAAGCTCGTCCCACAGTTCCCCGGACTTTGCGGGGTATAGGATGCGAGCCGCCAGGAACATCCTCCCCACCCTAGCGATCGCGCTTGCCAGAAGCGCGCGCGCCAAGGCGTTATTTCAATCCGAACAGTCGCCGCCGCTTGAGCTCGGCGTAAGCCCGTTCGACTACCCAACCCACGTAGGGCCGGGCGACGACATCCGGGACCCATCGGTCGGGGACCAGAAGCAGAAGCGCCTCAACCGCGATCTTCTTGGCGTCCTGGCCGGCGAGCTGCTTTTCCTCCTTCAGCCTGTTCGCCCACTGGACAACCTCAGGAGCGGCCTTGATGAAGCCCCAGACTCCCTTGATGCCCTTCAGTTCATGAGCCGCGCCACGAACCGCCCTTACGCATCGCTGAATCGCTGCCTGGATTTCCTCAGGAGTCATCGCTTAGCCCCCTCCGGCTTTGGGAGCCGGATGATGTGCTGATTCTTCAGGTATCGCCTCACCCGTAAAGCCGCATGGACTAGCAAGTCCTTCACATCCAGCCCATCCGGGACATTCTCCGTCTGGTCGAGGACGACGAACACCTTTGGATGCTCCTCGCCCTTTTCCTTTTGGATCAGGATGGTCATGCCGCCCCCGGATAGCGCTCCTCCATTGGGTAGGCGAAATCTGGATGCCGGAACCAGCCGGCGAAGCGCGGATGCGATTCGATCTCATGGCGCGATAGCAAACGAACGCGCCTGACTGGTTTTCCGCGGGCCTCGATCACAATGCCGTCGCCGACATAGAGCCCGGTATGCCCGATACCGGACGCGTTTGGATCGAAGAAGAAAGGATCGGCCGGCTTGGGTTCCATCACACGGCGCCCCCTACAATGCGCGCGCTGGTAGTTCGATCCGTCAGGGTAGGCCAGGCCACCGGCTAGATAGGCGTGCTCTGCCAGCTCCGAGCAGTCCCAGGATTCTCCATCCTCGCCCGGCTTTACCTCGGCGCCGAAGGCATAGGGCTCGTTCACCTGGGCGCGGGCGTAGTCCAGAATCCGCTGTCGGATCGCCGCTTCCTCGGCCTCGCGGCTGTAGCCGGTTGCCTCTATGGAAACTGCGGTCGTAATCGAAGGGCCGTCGATGCCGGCCTGCTGACGGGTGAAGGCGCCGCTGAGCCATGAGAAAAGCTTCTCCACCGCCCACTGGAGCCAGTCGCCGGACGATTCAGCCATCTAAGCCCCTGGCTCCAGCCGCGTTTTGATGACAGTCAGGTCCTTCTCTACGGTGTCGAGACGTTCGTGGACCTTGGCCCGGCCGGCGCGCTCCTCCTCTCGCAGGGAGCGCATATCTTTAGCCATCTCCTCCATGGTCGCCTGGATGGCTCCGAGCGCTTGAAGGTACTCATCCCTCTCGCGCCGGTCCTGCGCTCGGATTTCGATCAATTCCGCTTCGCGCTTGGCGAGCTGGTCCTGCAGAAGCTGGAGCGGGGTCTTCGCCCGGATCTCGAAGCGAGTTCGAACGACATGAACGAGGAGGCCGATGATCGGAGCGACGACGACGGTCCAAATCACGTAGGAGCTCATTTCTGAGCCTCCTTGACCTTGTTGGCCAGCCAGTCGCCATATGCGTCCCAGAAATACCAGCGGGCGCCGACGGATAAAACGGTGTCCGGCGGCTTGTCGAGGCGGGATGCGCGATCGTGCCGGACTTCAACGAACGCCTGGGTACAGCCACTGAAGGCGGCGATAAGGCCTAGGGCCAGGAGGGTCAAAGCGACCTTCGCCAGGGTTTCGCGGTCCAGGTGCTGGTAGCTCATGGCGCCTCCTTGGGCCACTGGAAATACCGCCCGCACGTCCTGCGCGAGAACGTCCCGTCGGCGTGGCAGGCCTCATGGACCCAGTCCTCAGGTCGCTCCAGCCAGATGGTGTTGGTGCTGCCATCGTGACAGGCGCCGATCGGGTCGCCCTTCTGGCGCGGGCGCCCGTCGTCGTAGCGCGTGGCGCCGTCGCATTCGAGCTGGACGGTCTCCCGGCACGTCACGCAGACGGCGAGGTCGAGGCGCGGGTAGTTGAAGCAGCGGACCCAGCAGACGCCGTTGTAGTACTCCTGCACCGGCTTTGGGACGCGGTTGCGGTGAGCGGCGCAGCCCGTGAGAATGGCGGTGAGTCCGAACAGAGCCGCCACCAGCGCGCACTCAACCGCAAGCCTCCTCATCCTTCGCCCTTCCCGGCGTGAATAAACGCCGCTATGAACAGGTTGAGAGCGACGAGGACCGCCACCGCGGCGACGGCGTTCCAGGGCCAGGTCAGCAAACCCGCCTCCCCACCCAAGCCCCCGCCACGATGGCGAGAGTGAAGATGCGGACTAGGGCTCGGGCGATCATGGGATCACGCTCCCCATCGCCGCGACGGTCAGGATCGCCAGCCCCATCGCGGCCATGAAGGCGTAGGCGCGGAGGGCCAAGACTTGGCCTCCACTGTCTCCCTGGGTCGCGCATCGCGCCCATACCAAGTCTCACGCTGTTGCACCGCGCAATTGAACGAGTCGAGGCAGTTCAAGAGAAATTGCGCCAGGATGAAATCCGGAGTGTTCGAAGGGTTCTCTGCCGAATTGCGGTTCAGCACTTCGCGTATCTCGTCTTGTAGCTTCATGGTTTCGCCTTCACGCTCGCCTTGTCGCTGACCTCGTAGGACTGGGCGGGCAGGACGTTCAGTTCCTTGATCGACAGGTTGTGTTGTGCGCGAAAGTTGCAATCCACTTCGATCTTGAACAGCCTCGCCGACCCCTGCGGTGCCGCCGCGTACTCCCTGGCCGCGTTGTCCTGGGACAGGAAGAAATCGACGCGGGGAGCGTGTGCGTCCGCTCGCACATAATCCAGGGCGCACCACTGCGTGACGAACTTGGTGTTGCCGCACAAGATCAAGCCGACGACGAGCAGATAGAGCGTCATGCGAAGCCCCGCCGCTGCGGCGGCTCTTCACCGCCACGGGCAAGTCTAATTGCTCGACCGAGCTGTGTTTCTGGCTGCTGCTCCTCGATGAACTGTTCAAGTCGTTTCGCTCCGCGCCCACAGCAACGGCACCAATCGAAGTCTTCGCCAGCATCGACGCAAGCCATACACCCTTCGTGCTTCGGATTCACCACTTCCTTCCCGAACACCTGAGCGCGTCCGTGTTCACGTTCGCCGGGCACTCCGGTATCCCGACGTGGCGGGGCTCGGAGCAGGCGGTCAGGGAGAGGGCGAGGAGCAGGAGTCTCACGGGTCAACCCCGATGCAGATGTAGGTCAGCACATCGCCCTGCATGTCCGCGCTCGACGAAACCGTGAACGCCGTGGCCGACCGGGCCGTGAACGCGAGCGTGACCGCCGTGTTGTCGCCGGTGATCGTGCAAGCCGGGGTCGTGGTGTAGGTCGCCGCGAACGTGAGAGTACAGGCCGTCACCCCGCCGCCGTCGGTGCCTACGGTGATCGTCCCGGCTAGATCGCTTCCGACGATGGTCGGGGAGGTTCCGCAACCGGATAACGCGGGATCGGTTGACGCTCCGGTGCGAATCTTGGGCGCGGTACCGTCTAAGGTGAGCGTCCCGCTGCTCATGTGGAGCTTGGTGGCGGGGCTGATCGTCCCGATACCAATATCTCCGGTTTTGATGACGGCCAGGGCGGGAGCCGTTACCGAGACATCGCTCCCCGTGCCCAGGTACCAGTTGCTGACCGGCGAGCCCGCGTTGCGGAGGATGCCCATGTACCAGTCGGTGACGCCCGCCGTTTGGAACTGCATCTGCGCCGTGCGGACGTTGAACGTACGGTCCAGGTTGAGGCTGACGTTCCCGTCCGAGGGCCCCGCGTTGTCATTCTCGATGGTGACCGCGATGTCGCCGGTCGCCGTGTAGGCGTGAAGTTTGCTTCCAGGGCTCGCCGTGCCGATGCCGCACTCCCCGCTCTCCTCACACACAAAGATCGGGTCGCCGTCGTTCTGCTCCACCCTCAGCGTGTCGTGCGCGGCGGTGGTGTCGGTGGAGCGCACCACCAATAGGCCGCCGGAGAGGCCGGTCTTGCCGACGCCCAGGCCGCCGACGGAGGAGCCGACGACGGTGCCGGAGCTCAGTCCGGTGAGCACCCCGCCGGCCGCCATCGCGCCGGTCGCGTTGAAGGCGCCGTTGACGGTGCCCGAGGCGCCCAGGACGGTGAACTGGCCCCCGACGGACACGGGGTTCCCCAGGGGATTGAACCGCAGAGGAGTCCCGTTGAATGTCTGGAGCCAACCGTATCCGGTGTGCCCGCCCAGCAGTAAGCCGTGGTCGTACGCCCAGCCGCCGCCGCCGCCGCTCGGCTCGTCGGAGTTGCGGAGCGTCAGCGGGCCGCTGCCCGTGACGAAGAGTCGGGACACGCCGGCGCCGCCGGAGCTCACCGGGTCCTTGCTTCCGATCGCCACGCGCCCATTCTGCACGTAGAACGTCGTCCCCACCTGCAGGCGCTCCTTGAGGTAGGCGTCCGAGCTCACGGTGACGTTGTAGGCGTCCCCGTGCCCGGTCGCGGCCCAGGTGCTGGCCCAGATCCCCACCGCGGTCATGCTGGTCGTGGTGGAGCCGTAGGAGGGAGCGGTGGAGAATGAAAGGATTTCCAGGCTCCGGTTGATGCACCCGATAATCTGAGAGCCGGCAGCCGACGCCTTCACCTTCTCGAGCACGAGGGGCCCGGAGGTATCCTGGCAGCCGGCGCCGGCGGCGCTCGCGGTGCCGGGCAGGCCGAGGGTCAGGGCTAGAGCTAAGATTCGAATCATGCTGGAACCTCCTCGACCAAGGCTTCGGCCTGG